AGAAACTGCTAGACAATCATACGAAGGTTACTTTCGTAGAGCTTGGGGCAATCATGAAATGGTCTATCACGAAGACGGTTTTGAAGAAGCATACGCTAAAAAGTTCTTGACAAACAACAAATAATCAACTATAATCATAGAAACTAAGGAGAATCATATGAGTGATCGTGTATACGGTGCTGAGGAGAAAGCCAAGTTAGAACGGCTTGTAAACGAAGGCGCAACAGTCCTCCAAGAAGTAGCTGATCTACAAGAAGGACTTAAAGAAACAGTTAAGGCAGTAGCAGAAGAACTTAACATTAAGCCTGCTTTGATTAACAAAGCAATTAAAGTCGCTCATAAAGGCGATTGGGATAAAGTACAAGACGAGTTTGAAGATCTTGAAACTCTTGTTGTTACTGTTGGCAAGGACAAGTAATTGAATAGTGTAAAAGACTTTTGGATCAACAGTTACAGAACTGATAACACAGCTTTTTATTTTGAATTAATCAGCTTTATTTTTACTGTTGGTGCTAGTCTAACACTAGCTTTTAACGCAAAAGATCCTAACATGTTAATTGTTTATCCAGGATTTTTTGTAGGTAGTATTACACAAGCATACGCAAGTTATAGACGAGGCGCCGCATGGGTGTTCTTGCTTACTTGTTACTTCGCTTGTGTGAATGTTTTTGGATACGGAGTTGCGGCGGCATGGTGGTAAAACCTTATCAGTGGTTAGCATGGTTAAGCACAGCCTGCTTGTTGACAGCGGCTCTACTTGCCGCTTTTAACATTTATCCATTGTATATTTGGGCATTCATTATATCTAACACTATGTGGATTATAGTAGGAATACTATGGTCCGAAAAGAGCTTGATTGTAATGAACGCAGGACTAACTATTATATATGTAGCAGGATTACTGTTATCATAACGCCCACAGGGCATGTAGACGGTACGTTGGCCATAAGCAACGAGGAGAAAAATGAGTTACGTAGACGCACTATTTGATCGCGACTCTGATATCATCAGAGTAGTTGAACGCAAAGATGGAAAGCGACATTTCCACGAATATCAAGCAAAATATACATTTTATTATGAGGATCCTAGAGGCAAGTATAAAAGCATCTATGGCGATCCTTTGACACGCATTGTATGTAAGAACACAAAAGACTTCCGCAAAGAAGTTGCTATTAATAAAGGCAAGAATTTATTTGAGAGTGATATTAATCCTATCTTTCAATGTTTGAGCGAAAACTATCTTAACCAAGATGCTCCTAAACTGAACATTGCTTTTTTCGATATTGAGACAGACTTTGATCCTGAAAAAGGCTTTGCTGATCCAAGCGATCCATTTATGCCAATTACTTCTATATCTGTATACTTACAATGGATGGAAACAATGGTTTGTTTGGCAGTGCCGCCTAAGACGCTTACAATGGACGAAGCACACAAAACGCTAGAAGGCATTGAAAACGTAATGCTGTTTGAAAAAGAAGGTGACATGATTGACACTTTCTTAACACTTATTGAAGACGCTGATATTTTATCAGGCTGGAACAGTGAAGGTTATGATATTCCATACACAGTGAATAGAACAAGCCGTGTATTAAGCAAAGACGACACAAGACGTTTTTGTTTGTGGGGGCAGTTACCTAAGAAGCGTGAATATGAAAAGTATGGGAAATCAGCTGAAACCTATGACCTAGTAGGCAGAGTACATTTAGATAGTTTGGAATTATATCGTAAATATACATATGAAGAAAGACACAGCTACAGACTTGATGCCATTGGTGAAATCGAAGTTGGTGAAAACAAAGTCCCTTATGAAGGCACTTTGGATCAATTGTACAACAATGACTTTAGAAAATTCATTGAATACAACATACAAGATACCGCACTACTGGACAAGCTGGACAAAAAACTAAGATTTATTGATCTTAGTAACGAACTAGCACATGCAAATACTGTTTTGCTACAGACCACAATGGGTGCTGTTGCTGTAACAGAACAAGCAATCATTAACGAAGCACATCATAGAGGACTACAAGTTCCTAATCGTCCTAAGCGTGATGATGAAAGTACAGCGGCGGCTGGTGCGTATGTTGCGTTTCCTAAGAAGGGATTACACAAATGGATTGGCTCTATGGACTTGAACAGTCTGTATCCAAGTGTGATTCGTGCGCTAAACATGGCTCCTGAAACTATTGTAGGACAAATCCGTCCAGACATTAGTACAGCAAGAGTTGAAGAAGACATGGGTCTAAAGAAAAAGTCTTTCGCAGGTAGTTGGGAAGGACGTTTTAGTACAGAAGAATACGAAGCAGTCATGGAACAAAAACGTGATGTTGCTCTTACTGTAGATTTTGAGAACGGACAGACTGAAGTAATGTCTGGCGCAGAAATTTACAAACTTATCTTTGACAGTAACAATCCGTGGATGCTTAGTGCTAATGGTACTATCTTTACAACAGAGTTTGAAGGTGTTATTCCAGGTATCCTAAAGCGTTGGTACAGTGAACGTAAAGAACTACAAGCACAACTTAAAAAAGCAAAAGACGCAGAAAATAGTATTGAAATTGAATATTGGGACAAACGTCAGTTGGTTAAAAAGATTAACTTGAACAGTTTGTATGGTGCTATTCTTAATCCTGGTTGTAGATTCTTTGATAAACGTATTGGGCAGTCAACTACACTAACTGGTAGACAGATTGTTAAACACATGAGCGCAAAGGTAAATGAAATTATTACTGGCTCATATGATCATGTAGGTAAAGCAGTTATCTATGGTGATACTGACTCTGTGTATTTCAGTGCGTATCCTGTGCTTAAGAAAGATATCGATGCTGGAAATATTCCTTGGTCAAAAGATAATGTAATTACACTGTATGATCAAGTGTGCGAAGAAGCAAACACTACATTTGAACAGTTTATGGCAGACGCATTTCATTGTCCAAAGAGCCGTTCAGATGTTATTGCGGCAGGTAGAGAGATTGTTGCTGAAAGCGGATTGTATATTACAAAGAAACGCTATGCGGCACTGGTGTATGATATTGAAGGCTTTAGAGCTGATTCAGATGGCAAGCCGGGCAAAGTAAAAGCAATGGGCTTAGACTTGCGTAGATCAGACACGCCTGTGTTTATGCAAGAGTTTCTAAGCGAAGTGCTGATGATGGTGCTACAAGAGACTCCAGAAAAAGAAATCCTTGAACGTATTACAGAATTCCGTAGAGATTTTAAAGAACGTCCTGGATATGAAAAAGGTGCTCCTAAACGTGCGAACAAGATTGGACATTATCAGCGTCTTGAAGAAAAGCAAGGCAAGGCTAATATGCCCGGGCACGTTCGAGCAAGTATCAACTGGAATACACTACGTAGAATGAATGGAGACAAGTATTCGCAAGAGATTGTAGATGGTATGAAAGTTATTGTGTGTAAGCTCAAACAGAATCCGCTGGGCTACACAAGTGTTGCGTATCCTACTGATGAACTACGTATTCCAGAATGGTTTAAAGAATTGCCGTTTGATGGCGATGCTATGGAAGAAACTATCATTGACAATAAACTAGACAACTTGATCGGTGTGCTTGATTATGATTTAGAAGATACCAAGCAACACAACACGTTTAGTAGTTTGTTTGAATTTGGAGAGTAATGAAATTGAGTGAAGAACAGAAACTGATATTAATTAGTGACTTCATTGAACAGAAGTTACGTAAAGAACAAGAGCTAGAATTTTATCTTAAAGAACTAGAAGAGCTACAACGTAAAATAGGTTATTTGCGTAATGAAGTTAGCTTAACTAATACAATCATCAATATGATAAAAACAGAACAAGTTTATGATATCAAAGAAAAAATGATTGAAAAACAAAACGACAACCTACTTAAAGGAGACTAATATGCAACATACAATTCAAGAACTAATGGATAAGGTAAGCGCATTACACGGACTTACTGTACAAGCACATAGAGAAAAATATGGCAAGGCACCGGGACAAGAATATGATGTTGACTACGTAACTTACTTGGTAGAACAAATACAAGCTCTAGCAGGAGATATCTATAATGACAAGACTCCTCATCCAAAGCTAGTAGCAAAAAAGGAGAAGAAATGAGTTTAACTCTTATTGGATACGGCTTTGTAGGCAAAGCAGTCTATAACAGCCTAAAAGATTCGCATGATATTTTAATTGTAGATCCTAAATACACAAAAAATAATATCCGCGACAAAGACGCAGATGGATATATTATTTGTGTACCAACACCTATGCGACATGACGGACGTTGTGAAATGTCTTATGTAATGGATGTAATGGAACATATTCCTGCTGGTAAGCCAATCCTAATTAAAAGCACAATTTGTTTAGAAGGTTGGGAAGCATTAGAAGATGCCTATCCAAATCACTTAACTAGCTTTTCACCAGAATTTTTAGTAGCGGCGCAAGCAGATGAAGACTTTGCTAACCAAAAAAATATGTTGATCGGCGGAGCAAGCAGTCAGTTTTGGATTACAGAATTTAGCAAACGTTTTCCTAACATGACTTTTTATACTGAAGACGTTAAGACACTTATCTTAACAAAGTATGCTAGAAATTGTTTCCTAAGTACAAAGGTTGCGTTCTTTAATGATCTATACGATCTTGCTGAAGCAACAGGCACAGACTGGGAAGCACTAAGACAAATGATTGGACTGGACGAACGTATTGGTCTTAGTCATACAATGGTTCCAGGACCAGATGGAAAGCGCGGCTTCGGCGGAGCATGTTTCCCGAAAGACACTGCAGCATTTCTTAAAACTGGAGAATACTATAACACAAGACTTCATGTGCTAGAAGCAGTAGTGAAGCAAAACCAAGGAATAAGACGTGATTAATATTTTGATTACAGGGCATAAAGGTTTTATCGGAAGTGAACTTTATGCTAGATTAGATAAAAAATATGATGTGTTAGGACTAGACATCCGTGAAGGTGATGATATCCTTACATGTGATCTACCACCAGCAAGTTCAGTTGACATGGTAATACACTTAGCAGGTATTGGCGGAGTAAGAGAAAGCCTAGCAGATCCCGCAAAGTATTGGAATAACAATGTAGAAGGTACAAAAAGAATACTTGAAGCATATCCCGATGCTAGAGTATTAGTAGCAGGATCTAGTTCAGGTTATGAACCTCACTTAAATCCATATGCCGCAAGTAAAAATGCTATTGAATATATCCCGCATAATAATGTTTGTTATATGCGTTTCCACACAGTGTATGGTCCAGTGCCAAGAGCAAACATGTTCTTTGATAAATTGTTGAATAATAAACTAGAATATGTTACAGCACACAAACGTGACTTTATTCATCTATATGATTTGTGCGACGGTATTGAAATCTTAATGGACAGTGATTTTACAGGTCCAATTGATATCGGTACAGGAGTTGCTGTGAGCATCCAAGACATACGTCCTGATTTGCCAGTAAAGTTAAATACTGTTGGTGAAAGAAAAATCACACAGGCAAATACACATTTGATGAAGAAGTTAGGCCACGAACCTAAATACACTGTAGAAGGCTTTTTGAAAGAACGAGGCTTGAAATGAAAATAGGCTTTACATGCTCAACATTTGATCTGTTACACGCAGGTCATGTACAAATGCTTCGAGAAGCAAAGGAACATTGTGATTATCTAATTTGTGGATTACAAGTTGATCCTAGCAAAGATAGAAAAAGCAAAAACTCTCCAGTACAAACTCTTGTAGAAAGGTATACTCAACTAAATGCTGTACAGTATGTAGATGAGATTATTCCCTATGAAACAGAAAGGGATCTAGAAGATATACTAGAAATGTATCATATAGATGTTAGGATCCTTGGAGAAGAATACAAAGACCAAACTTTTACAGGTAGAGCAATTTGTGCCAAAAGAGGCATTGAATTACACTATAACAAAAGAGATCATAGATTTTCATCAAGTGATCTTAGAGAACGGGTAAAAAGTACTTGACTTTACTAACTAAATCTAATATAATCAACACAATAGGAGAAGCATAATGAAAGATATTCTACAAGACATTGTCGCAAAGACACACGCACTAGGCTTTCTTAGCCTTGTAAAAGTAACTGGCACAGAGTCAGATACTACAATCGAAAGTATGGCTGAGGACAGAAGCGTTATCCTTACATCAACTACACACAGTAAAGTAGCTGAGTTTGGCGATAATGTGTTTGGTATGCCTAACTTGGATAAACTAGCACTTCATTTGAAGAATCCAGAATACAAAGACAACGCAAAGATTGAAGTTGTAGAACAAGAACGCAATGGTGTTACTGTTCCAACAGGTATTCACTTTGAAAACCAAGCAGGTGATTTCCAAAATGATTTCCGCTTTATGGTTGCTGAGATTATCAACGAAAAACTTAAAAGTGTTAAGTTTAAAGGTGCTTCTTGGGACGTAAGTTTTACTCCGTCACTAGCAAGTATTACACGCATGAAGTTACAAAGTGCGGCACACAGCGAAGAGTCAACATTTAATGTTAACGTTGACAACGGTGATCTTGTGTTTAGTTTTGGTGACGCAAATACACACGCTGGTAAGTTTGATTTTGAAAAAGGTGTTGATGGCGAACTCAAGCACACCTGGAGTTATCCTGTAGCACAAGTACAAAGCATTTTGAACTTGGATGGCGACATTACAATGAGCCTAAGTGATCAAGGCGCAATGATGATTACAGTAGACAGCGGTATGGCCAAGTATGACTATATCCTGCCAGCACAGAGCAAGTAAATGTTTACAGTAACTAAACCGTTTTTTTATGCATTTGCTGTTGTATT